CTTTATTGCGTCAATGCAATCCGCTCCTACAAATCCAGTCATACTTAATTTTCAGGACGAAAGTAAAATCAATAACCTGATTCTTGTTGAGACTCCGAAGCCCGTCACAAGTGCGGTAAAGGAAGCCAAGAAGCAGACACAGGCAAACACATCCGAATCGGTAGATGATAAACCAAACAAAAAATCAAGCGGCAAGAGCGATTCCGCTACTGCGGTTGCTCAGGTTGAACCTAGTACGGCTACTCAGGTCAAGGCTGAAGAAAAGCCTGTGGAAGAAACTAAAACCGCCATCATTGACGTAAAGGCAATGCAGCCCGAGCTACTTCAGGCCATAGCAGAGGTCATTTTAAAAAATCCAGAGGTCACAGTTGCAACAACGGCAAGTCCGTTACCATCACTCATCGTGACATCAACAGTCAATAATGGATTTACTACGGACGGCACAAACGCAATAATGAATCTGTCCACATCCAAAGGAGTCATTCACTATAAATTAAAGGCAGACACAAGCGCAACGTTTAAGATTACCGACTCGAATGGAACCACGGTATACCCACTCAACTTCGGAGACAAACTCAAGGTAAACATCATTCAAAAATGAACAAACACACACTCAGAATCCTTCTTGTTGGTCTTATGCTTCTCGCGGTTGCCGTGGGTCTCCGCATTGCAAACCCGTATCCAATCGAGGTAATGCGTCTCAAAGGTCTGGATTACTATCAGAGAAAGCAGGACAAGGTGGTATCGGATAACATTGTGATCGTGGAAATTGATGAAAAGGCACTGGAAAAGAACGGACAGTGGCCATGGAAGCGTACCGAACTGGCAGGCGCAATCAGAAAAGCCATGGAGTCAGGCGCCACCGGTGTTGTGCTACCTATTATTTTCGCGGAACCCGACCGTCTTGGCGGAGATAAGGAATTTATTGAGATGCTGAGTCAGGCTCCTGTAATTACGGGTCAATCGGCGTCATTAAAGGGTAAAGGCGTTCCAATTCCAAGAGGCGTTGCAACAATCGGCGGCACGACGGATGACTGGCTATTTGATTACCCAGCTGCAATCGGACCACTCAAAGAGATTGGTGAGGCGTCCACGGGCGTGGGTATGTTATTGACGGCTCCAGAGCTTGATGGCGTGGTGCGTAGATTACCGCTCATGATTCAGATTGAAAAAGAAAAGTATCCCACAATGCCACTGGAAATCCTCCGTGTCTTTGGTAACCAACCCAGCTTTCAGGTTAAGGTAACAGAATCGGGAGTGTCTGCCATTCGCGTCCCTGGTACGCCGCCAATTAAGACTGATGGCAATGGTCGCGTCTGGATCAACTTTAAATATACCTTTAAATCAGTTCCATACACCGATGATGAATGGCACGTGAAGGACAAGATTGTAGTGATCGCTCTTACGGCCGAGGGGCTTGCAAATACCGTTGCGACTCCATTGGGTACGGCGTACGGACACGAACTCAGTCTCCAAACACTTCAGATGTTGCTCGATGGTAACCGACTTGAACGCCCAGCAGAGTTCGATCTTTACGAGATTGCAATTGGTGTGGGTGCAGCACTTATTCTAATCGGAGCAATCTCCTTTTTGGGCTACGCCTTAAATCTTGGCATCTATCTTATTGCCGTATGCCTTCCAGTGTATTACGGCTTTCATTTATTCGATAAAGGACTCCTTGCCGACTATACCTGGGTTGTGGGTACCGCATCCCTTGTATGGACTGGTTCTCTCTTCATGCGGTTCGTCATGGAGTTTAAACTCAAGCAGCAGATCAAGAAACAGTTCGGAACGTACCTATCTCCAGCCATGGTTGAGAAACTGCAAAAGAATCCCGACCTCTTACAGTTGGGAGGCGAGTCTCGAGAGCTATCAATCATGTTTACAGATGTTCGTGGCTTCACCGCAATCTCGGAACACTATGGCAAGGACGTTCAGGGTCTCACAAAGATTATGAATCGGTATATGACGGCAATGACACAGGCCATTCTGGATAGTCAGGGAACGCTGGACAAGTACATTGGTGATGCACAGATGGCTTTCTGGAACGCACCACTCGACGACAAGGACCATGCTCTTCATGCGGTTGAAACGGGTCTCACAATGCTAGGAAGTCTGAAAGCATTCAACGATGAGGTGACGAAGGAAGGTATTCCTGCATTCGGAATGGGTCTCGGCGTGAATACTGGTACCGTTGTTGTGGGTAATATGGGCTCGACTCAACGGTTCGATTATACCTGCCTCGGAGATTCGGTGAATCTTGCCTCTCGCTTGGAAGGTCAGTCGAAGCCCTACGGCGTCAAATTTGTAATTGGTCCCATCACGCGAGAATATGTGAAGGACGTGTATCCCACGCTAGAACTAGATTGCATCGCGGTAAAGGGTAAGAAAGAAGGTGTGAAGATTTACACGGTATTTGAAAAGGGCACACGCGTCTACAGCAAATCCCATGACAGTTTCATGACTTACTATCGGGAGCGCAATTGGAAAAAAGCAAAAGAATTGGGAGTTGATTTAAAAGCTCACATGGATTTCCTCAATGATTACTACGACATGATGCTGGAACGCATTGCTGACCTAGAAAAAGCGGATCCTGGACCATCCTGGGATGGAGTTTTTAGAGCTACTTCAAAGTGACCGTTGTCAATCAATCACTTAGGACATTCTTAGTGTTTTACTTTTAGTCTGGGTGTTGTATGATTGTATCATAATGAAAGCCATCACCTACAAGGGAGTTTATTCTCCAATCGTCAAGAACAACGGTATTGCCATCACGATCATCGTCGCAAAGGGCGATGCGAAAGGCAGCACTCAGATCGTCAGTTACAAGGAATTCTCTTCTCGCCAGCAGAAAATGCTTAAGCGGAATGTGACTCATACGGATTACAAGGAAGTCAAAAATCTAATGACAGGTACTATCGTCAAGATTCCAGTGGATACTCCTCATTCCTGCGACCCTTCCGGCGAACTTTATTGGACGATGTAAGGATATCAACAACTTAGGTAATTCTTTGTGATTTACTTTCGCGCTGGGTGTTGTATGATTGTACCATAATGAAAGTCAAACATATCGTCGCAATTCTTGCCCTTACCGCTACCGTTTCGGGTCAAAATATTGACCGCTTGGTGGAAGCGCTGGTTCGTACCGAAAGCAACGGTAACGCTGCTGCCATCGGCGACCGCGGTAAGGCGCTTGGAATCCTTCAGATTCACGCGGTGATGGTCCAGGACTTCAACCGCATCACGGGTAAGAATTACAGGCATGCGGACATGTTTGACGAAATCACATCTCGTGAAGTCGCCAAAGGGGTTCTGAATTTTTACTCGAAACACATTGAAAAAACCACGAACCGTAAAGCCACTGAGAAAGAACTCGGCTTCATCTGGAACGGTGGCGGTGGTTCTTGGCGCCGAGTGGCTTCTCCAATGTCCGACACCAAGCAAAAGAACCTTGAAGCCTATTGGGCCAAGGTCTACAAAAACCTAAAGTAATAAATAACCTCTGAAAGCATCGTTTCAAAAGAGCTTACTTTCACTCAGAAGTAGATCATCGATCAACTACGACCACTCATGGTGGTTTATCTCTTATAAAGAATCTTCTTTGAGTAGGCTCCTTTGAAACGATGCTTTTGTTGTTTACATTTGACTGAATTCACTTTAATATATCTACATAATGAAAAAATACACATACGCTGAAATCAAGGATACGCTGAAAAATAATAATCTGGTACTGATCAACTTTACTAAGGTTGATGGTACGGCTCGGGCACTTCGTGGAACTCTGGATGCTTCTATTATTCCTGGTGACCTTATGCCCAAGGGTGAGAAGAAACTGAATCTGAATCTGTCGGAAGACACAGTTCGCGTGTACGACGTCGATAATGAGGGCTGGCGCTCTTTCCGAGTGGATTCAGTTACCTCTATTGAGACCCTCTAATATGTCCGTCGATCACATACTCAAATCTGCTGCGGCAAAGAACCGTAAGAAAGGTCGAAAGTCGAACCATGGCATTGCTGCGGTCGACTCCCGCTACACAGGTGAGGAGCCAATCTGGGATGGTTGGGAGACCTGGCCAGTAGAACAATTCTGGAAGGAGTATTCTCGGTCCTTTAATTTCTACAACTATTACTCCACCGCAAAGGACAGCAAGCCAGCCGTGCTAGAATGGATGGTCAACAATGGTTACACGAAGGAAGATATTTCTGCAGTGAAAGCTGCTCCAGATTATTCTCCTGGTATGACGGCAGGTACTCTTTGTACCTGCATGAATAAAGGAATGCCAACATTTCATCCTGGAATCAATGACTACCTTAAGTCACTTCGGAGCGATGCATTACCTCAGATTGCCTGCGACATCTTTGTGAAAGAAGCAATTGCCACTTCAATCTTTGAAGGCAAAAAGCTGAAACATCGAGATGCAGTGGAAACTATTATTGCTGAAAAGCCAGCTGGTATTTCTCCGATGGATCGCCTCAAGGCCAAATGCACAAGGACCATGATTATGGATCTTGATGTGCTTATGGACGAATGGTGCGACTCTGCTAATGAAGTACGAGTCATTCCAGTCTATAAGACGATGCAGCAGTATGAACTTCCTGCTGCAGCATGCACTTTTGTGGAAGACTATCTTAAGAAGTTGCTGAATGAAATGACTGATGCCCACACGGGCGCCAGTGAGTATCTTGCTGAAGCGTATAGTTTTTATACGAAGAAGCAACTGCTCATGCGCATTGATGCTCTGGCCACAATGATTGATGATCTCACAATGTTTAAAACGAGCGTCAAGGCTGCCAAGGTGCCGCGTGAGAAGAAACCCACGGCTGCCACAAAGCAGATTGCAAAGCTCCAGTACCTTAAGCATAGCGAGGAATTCAAGATTACCTCAATCAATCCTATTCGGATTGTCGGCGCCTACCGGCTCCTCGCCTTTAACGTAAAGACTCGGATATTGTTTGACTATGTTGCCACTGTGACAGGTGGTTTTATCATCAAAGGTACTACAATCCAGAACTATGATGAGGTAGCCTCCCGCTGTATCCGTCTCCGTAAGCCCGATGAATTCATTCCTATTGCTGTAGGAAGCACAGAGAAACAACTTGAAAAGGCGTGGACTCAACTCACCACAAAGATTGCAAAACCAAATGGGCGTATCAATGGCGACATTGTGCTCCTCAGAATACTATAAACTATGGATACTCCAGTAACACAACCACCCGACGTTATGGCCATTGCTCGAATGGCATCCGTGATCGTCGGTAGTAAAGAATCGGTGCTATCAAAACTGAACGAATTGTATCCTCTTGAAGTCAAGAGTGACGCAAATCCAACGCCGAAGTTCTATTCCGATATGAGCTTTGAGGCTCAGTTAAATAAACTTTTAAACTTTAATAAGTATAAGAATAGTCATTTTGTCTATGGCATTATGTATTACCATCAGTCGGAATCAACTCCCGAGATGACTCAAATGGCAAAAGATATGAATATTCCAGAAGACGTTCGGACTTACAGAATTCAGCGCGTAGAACTTCACCGCTAATACTACCATGCTCGACAACATCCTGACAAAAGCCATCGTAACACAACTTGTGGAGAACCTTGTTCACACCGAGAAGATGACCTATATGGAGGCTGTCCTGCATATCTGTAACGAACGCCTCATTGATCCATTAGACATTGGCAAGTTGATTGGTCCCACAATTAAAGCAAAGATTGAGGCAGAAGCAATGTCTGCAAATCTACTTCCAAAGAACAATTCACTTTCGAGTTTTATTTAACAATGTCTTTTCTATTAGACACGCCTTACACTCCGTGCTTTATAAGAAATCAATTCTTCTTTGACGAGCAAGAAGGTCATGGTGAATTTACCCGTGGTTTTGTTTTTGGATTTAGAGCAGAGCCGCACGGCGTACCAGTGTTTCAGGTCATGCTTGAAAATGGAGCACAATGGGCCAGAGTGCCAGTGCACATGATCTGCAGTAAACCATGCGATCCATTACCACTGGATATATGCGTATGGTGGGATGGTTTTAGTAGATGCAGTACCGTCCATCAGTTTAACTTTCTAAAAAATATGCCCGTTGATTGTTATGGAAGAGATAAAATAACTCGTAGGGGCAATTACATATTTACAATTGACTGGGCGAAAGATGGATGGTCGGAAATACCGGATCAGCATAAAAATCACCATATTATCAGTTTAAATACTGGTCAATGGGTGGCCTATCCTAACAATAAAACAGTTTGGCCAGATAATAGCTGGATTAACCCAGAAGTAAATTTTAAGTGGAAAAGCCCAAGTAAAAGTTACAGTGTCGAAAGCAATCCAATAAAATGCAGCCCTGGGACGCCTACCTGATATATAATAGTGTTAAACTACACTTTGAGAGCGATTCTTATGACGCCCTCAAATACAGTTTCAAGACTTCTGCGACCCAGAAGTCGTTCTTTCAACGTAAGGACAAATACTTCTTTGCTAAATTGGCCAAGAAGTATCCTGACAAACAAATTTTGATTGACTTCCTGGTCGCAAACTTCGCATCCTTGGATACGAGTAAGTGCTGGGCGGGCAATCTAGTCGAACAGTCCGCGGAGGACAACTACAAGTTCTATCTGAAAAAGATAGAATCGATGAGTTATTTCTTTGCGGATCAAGTAGACAGACTGGTG